TTGTTGACCTATATCATTTGTGTATTTGTAGTAATTACCATATCGATTGGGTTGCAATAATAAACAATTAGCATCATTACCAGCATAATCGTTAGGTAGTGCTGAGATATATAGTGGATTAGCAGGAGGTGTATAATCGTATGTTCCGTTTTGGGTATGATAATAAACTGAACCAACAACACCAGGGTCATTGTTTTCCCAAGGAATGGCACGTTGATAAAATATGCCTGCTTTAGCAGTTGCAGGTAAGCAGGTATAATCACCTCCCGCATCTACAAAATGAATCGAACCATCTCCATCAGTTATTGTAGCATATGGACATGAACTACCTGAGGGAACAGGAATTGGTGAGAACGGAGTATCACAACCATCAATTGCCTTAGCATAAGTCATTGTGATGTTCGCAGTCGCACCTACAACATCATCTTGGAATCGTTCTTTAAATGGTGTTATTGTAAATGGAACAACAACATCAATTAGTGGGTCATTTGTAGTTAATAAGAATTGGGATACGACGTCGCTAATAATTTGGACCATCGAATCCTGTCCTGATAAATCATCGGTTTGGGAATCATTAACCTGAGTCATCAGTATTAAATTAAAATTCCAGGTAAAACTATTTCTAGTATATGCCATATCAACGGGGTTGATAAAAGCATAAGGGTAATTAGGCGGTTCCTCATTCTCAGGAACTTCGATGTCGCTTATATTGCCGTATCCCCTAGTATTAATAAAATAGTGGGCGTCGATAATTTCTTCTAATCTATCAACTAAATTTTTATATGTCATCTCTTTCTAAGTTGTTCGTTTAATGCCCTTTGCCTATCCTTATTCCATGCTAACCAATTCAGGGATTGGATAAGTGGCTTCTCTAATACTGCATCCATGTTGAGGAATTTGTCGTCAGCTAAAGTCATGACCACGTCGTACCATATGTGTGCGGGTTTAACGTGTTTATCTTGTTTTACTTTAACTATCTCATCGTCCTCGATATCTAAATCGAATAAATTTTTATATTGCTTGTATAACAATAATCTCCAGGTAAGGAATTTAATCACAGCAGAATGGACTTGGCTGATACCTAAGTTGCCTACGTTGTTTTCAGTTTGATATAATACTTTTATAATTTCAGGATAATTGGTATAGTAATCATCGATGTAGACTTCCAAATCAATAAATTGTCCTAATTTGATGTCTTCAAAATTAATTAACTCAGTATCAACAAGGGTTTGTCTAATTGGGACCCATGTAGGATTCATAATTGCCCTAATAAGCTGAATTGCTAATTCCCTAGTTTTTTCAGGTATTAATTTAACTTCATCGATTGGGATATCATATACAGAATTCATCCACACAAACGGGTTAGAATTTTTATTTAATTCAACCCACTTATCAATTGGAATATCACTTGGTAATGTGTATTCCTTTTCTCCTATGACTAAGCTGTATGACATCGGTATTAAATATAATTACACCACATAATTGTATACACCTCGTGACGATTGGGTTTTGCGACAATAATTTGCTAAACATAAACTAATAACACAATCATCATGTAATCCAGATGGATGGGTGTATTTGATAGACCGTGTTTTAGGATTATACTCATATGTAAAATAACCTAACTCATCATACAGTGGTTGGAATAATTTCTTGCTAGGTATCTTAACATTACCCTCATTAAAATCTAAAATCAATCCCTCAATCACCTCTTGTTTCGACTTGCTAGTAGTCACGAATGGTTGAATATTGTTATACTTCGATTTGAGTTGTTCAAACACGACGTCACCTATGGAATTGACTTCAATTAAAGTAACACAGTTATATCGGCGGATAAACGTAAGTAGGTCAGCAACCAATTCACTCCATTGTAACTTATTGTTTCTGTATATGTCTATGACATTACCCTGTTTGTCCACTACGGTAGCGACAGTGAAATCATTAACTCTACCTAAGTCAATTCCACAATACAATTGTCCTTGTTTGGCAGGATACTTATCAAACGTATTGTTATTAATATTACTAAACACCTCACCTCCATCATCTATAAATTCAGCCATGTATTCCTGTTTAAACACATTCACAGGCAAGGTTTGTCTCGCATCATCAATTTCTTCTTCTGATATGAATGGAGTGTCCATACTTGTTCCCTTATATGATTTATAGTTTGGATAATCACTACTATTACCTAGTTCAAAAATATCGTAAAACCAATTTTTACCTTTGGGTGTAGAGAGGAACAATACTTTCTTACCGCGTACGGCAAGAGTAGGCCGTACGGCTTCTGACCATGTTTCAACTCGCATAAAAGCGGATTCATCCAATACTGCATAATCAAAAGTAAATCCTCGGATGTTATCGTATCGTTCAGCACTTCGGAAATACACTTCGCTGCCTGTTCTAAACTTAATGTAGGATTCGCTGTAATTACAGCTTGATATAATGTTAGTATGTCGAACTGCATTTACAATTTCTTTCTGTATTTTATTAGTCTGGGAATACGTCGGTGAACACCATAATATCTTACATCCCTTATTATTAATTGCCCAATACAATAGCAGGTTTATCCCCATCAACGACTTACCAAATTGCCTTCCTACAGAAACTATATGGTGTTTGGTTTTATCAGCCAATACACTATCAATAATTTCTTTTTGGTTCTTATGTGGACTAAATCCTATTGCTTTATTCGCCATTGTCCTGAGTCTGTTTGGTGAAGTTTATCGAGGAGGGATTTATCAATCACCCAACCTGAAGCTTGTTTTATTTCACCTAAATGAATTTTGGATAAATTCCCATTATTAAATTTAAGTCCTTTTTTCTTATAATAACCAAAAAGCATAGTACACGTACCATAAAAAGGTTCATAGTTTGGGTGGTACCACCACCTTTTTGATTCTTTTGGTTTTTCTGATTTACGACCTATAGATTTTAAACATTCTTTCAATGATTTAGTATCTAACATATCTATAACCTGTTTATACCTTGATTTGACGGCATTGTGTCCTTGAGGTTGTTTAATATAGTTAATTTCCTCTTTAAGTTCTTTATCTATAAAACTATAAGGTTTTTGAGATGTGTGGTAATCTATCTCCCATCCCTTATTAATCATCTCGGCTAATTGTTTATTTACCATCTCCACATTTTCAGGGTCGGGTTTATCAACTATCTTATGTTTAAGAGACATATTAAGGCCAAACCTGCCTAAACTTGGTGCATCATATGGTTCAATTATGTCGGTATGATGTTTAACTCCTGTAATAAAAGACACAACATAATAATCATCATATGCCTTTTTACAAAATTCACTTTGTGCCCTGTAAGCAGGTGATTTACTATACATCTCATCTACACTACATGCATAATTTTGTTTTGTAGCTTTACATCCTATAATTCCTATTCTCATGATTCTAACCAAAAAGTAGTTATATCTTCTAATTCACCATTCGTGTATCCGTGTTCAGGAATATGTTGTTTGATTATATCAAAAGAATTTTCATATATATAACACTTATGAAAAGGTTGAGATTCATCAACATATGAATTCAGTAAATCAAATATTTTATTGTATTCTTTCATCTTCATTGTTAATATCTGGTCCAAATTCGAATTTCATATTCTTGAATAAATCATCTCCATCAGCACCAACTACTTCTTGTCTGGCTAATTTAGGAATAACATATTCGCTTAGCTTCAGCATCAGCATCATCGCTTCTTTAGGGTCATCTGCTGCTACTTCGCCTAACCACTCAGTCATATTCTCAAGGTTACCCTCAACTAATTTCTGATATGCTTCTTTAATTTTAGTAGTTACTTTATTACCTGCCCCTTTGGGACGGCCGTTAGGATTACCACTTACTCCTTCCTGCCATGCTGGATTTCCGTTTGGATTCATATTAATTCGATTAATTGTTTATGTCGTTTTGCTATACAAGACCCGCAAGTTGAGGGTATTATCTTGGTTTGGAAGATATCATTGTAAGTTTGATACAATTTAAGTCTATCCTCCTTTCCATATCGTTTCTGGTATCTAATAGATTCGATATATTCTAATTGTTCTTCTGTAGGTGTTTTCATATTTCAATTATATTTAATTTTCTGTATATCATCTCAGCTGTGAATGCCCCTACACCACTAAATAGTATGGACATCCAAAGCGTATTGCCCGTGAAGAACAATATTAAGGCTGTAGTCCACCAACCTGAACATAGGGCACAATTAAGTAATTTGAAAGTATTTAGTTTTAAAAAGTTGAGACACCATTGATAGGGTTGGCTTGTAATTACTACCGCCCAACATATTCCACTCACTAAACTGAGTATTAAGGTTTGTATTATTATCATCATCATTATTTTGTTTTATTGTGTATTTAAGTTTATCTATTCCACGTAACACTATTTTTCGTATGGTTGTGTTAGGAATACCTAACTCGCGTCCTACAGCACTATAATTACTCCCCATACTGAAGTAAATTATCATAATTGTCGCCTCATACCTGGCATCTCCATTATACATCTTATCTAACCCATCTAATAACATCTCAATTAATATGTCTTCTGTCATATCATACTCCTCTGCTGCGACATCTTCCCTGTCTGGGAAATCGAGGAATGAGTCTCTGTATTGGTAGTGAAATGGTGATGTGGAACTTCTCCATTGATTAAGACCTATTCGCACTAAGAAGAAGCGTGCTGTACCTGAGTCAATTGCCTGTTGGGAGAGATGATTAGAGAGAAATATGAGAATTACTTCGTGTAGGAAATCTTCGTATAAATGAGATTTTTCACCCTTAGTAATATTATATAACCATTTCTTAATCTCTGTATAATTTGTGTCTATGTATTCAGCTGGAGTCATTTAATATATTTAAGTAATTGGGGGCAATTAAACACTTCAGCATATTGTTTTATCGCTGCATTGAAATGTTCTTTTTCTGAGTCATAACCATCTACATTCCAAATTTCTACTTTATGCTTCAATTTAGATGCTTTCGCCCCATCGCTGGTACATTTCTTACAGTAACTGTTTAAGCCATTCTTATTTCGAGGTTGATGTGTGAAATTTTCTACATCCTTCACTTCCAGACATTTCTTACATTGCTTATTTTTCATATCCTAATTATTTGTCCCGTATACATATTACAGAAGATGTCAAAACATAAGAAGATGTGAAAGTAATTTGCGATGGATTAGTTTTATCGCCTCCCCCCCCCCTGATATCTAAGTTTTATCTGGATACTACTCCAGCTTTATAGTAATTTTAATTCGACAATTAGTATGGGTAGGAGGCTATAATACAATTAGATTAACTTAGATACTACCCGCTATTTTGTCTATATTAGCCCATTCACTCAGTGGTTGGTAGCTGTATGTCCATAATGACATCGATAAATATATGAAAAAATATCAAAACCGCCAAATTTAGTAAAGGCGTCATATGACGTTTATATGACGTTTTTAAAATAGCGTGCCAATTCAAGGAATATTTCATACAAGAGTTTTATTTTGCGATATGTATCACCGAACTAAAAAACAATATATAAAAATGGCTATTTACAATTTGGATAAACTACAAAGGGTTGTTATCTTCGAGGGATTAGAACACGGAAAAAACACCTACCCAACTGACTTCGATATGATATTCAATATCAGGAATGAAATAAACATCATCTTAGATGTTAAGGAAAATTTTAAGGCACCCATATTTGGGCAAACTATAACTTACGTTAATATTGCGGAGGCACTTATGAAAGCGGGTACTGCGTCGTATGTTGTTTGGTCGTCGCATAATGACAAGGTAAAACGTATTTATGCACGTGATACCATCGTATATTTGATGTGGGCTAATGGACAATGGATTACTAGAGAAAAAATATGTGAAGTATTCGGTTGTGATTTAACTTATGGTGAACTTCAGGATATGTTAATGAAGAAACATAACATCGAAGAATATGATTGGAAAAAACATAAATTTGATAAAACAAAGTATATGCCTCCTGCGGTTTGAGATTTTTTTACATATGTATTACCGCACATAAAATAACCACATGAAACAATTACAAGAATTAATTAACAAAAGTTGGTATGGTTCAGTAGGATATGTTAAAGAAATTAAAAACCTCTACTCACTAGAACACTACATTCAAACCAACCTTGAAGTATTAAAAGAATTTGAAGGGGTAGTAGTAGCTACTAACTATTATGATTTCGATTTAGCTGAACAAAATAGAGAATTGTGGGAGATATATCTCCCTGATGTTATGTTAATAGATAATCCTGTAAACAGAGGACATTCATTCGGCACAGCTGATTTAGATAATTTATTAGTTAGATGGTGTAAAGAAAATGATATTCAGTGGTTATGTAAAGCCTCTAATGATGTTCTTATAACACCTGAAACATTAGAATTAATGGTTCCAGAAGCTGATTTTTACTATACCGATGGATTTTCATATGAAGATTTATCTAGTAATCACTTTGATTATAGTTTGATGTATGGTGAACATTTCTTCCCACAAACTAATTTTTATTTAATAGATGTAAGTAAAATAGATTACTTAGCAAATGAAGATTATTTAAATGAAACTTATGCTTACAGCCAAACTATTCCTAACTTTAACGGGAAAATTTGGGAACATTTACCAGAGTGGGCTTGTGAGAATTTCTTAAAAGGTTGTGTTAAGAGAAATGATTTAGTAAAACATAATATGTTAGATTTAAAAACATATACTAAATTGTGTAATGTTATAGAAAAACATAAGGTAGGCGACCCATCACATAAAAATATTATGATAAACGGTGTTTGCCATTTTCAATTTCCAACTCAAAAAATAATAAAAATATAACCATGCCAATATCATCAGACAGAGTAAAATTACTCAAAGCCCAATCAGGAATATATAAAAATTACTTCGATTATGTTAAAAAAACCCAAAAATACCCCTACATCACTTATCTCTACAGAAAACTCTGGAAGCATAACATGGTGCGAATCAGATTGGTAGCATTTTGGAATTCAACTATCAGTATAAGATTAATCTCAAAGAATTAAGTTTGACATCTTAATTTTGTTTTTTAGTTTAGTTAAAAAGTGGGCACCGATTATGGTGCCCATCCTTTTATATGCGTTATATAACGTTATTTTCCGCGTTTATCCCAAATACTCCACACGCCCCCTACTAAAGTCATTACGGCACCTGATAGTTCTGTAACTACCTCTGCATCAATTATTCCTTTCATAACTAAAACACCACCTACAAAGGTTAAGGCGTGTCTAATAATTCCTAGTGTTAATTCTTTTTTCATTTTATTTATGTTTTATGCTTTTTTAAGTGCGAATTGTCCTGCTACTTGCCCATCACTTGTTTGTGCTGTAATACTTGTAGTATCTGTATTTGAACCTCCTGTTATCGTTGCGTATTTCCAAACGGATGCAACTCCTGCAGTTGAACCGGGATTACTATCTTCTTCTCCTCCATTTGTAAGTGTAAAGGATGAGTTTGCCAATGTAAAAGGTTCACCATCACTACCATCAAAAGAACCAACACAAATAAAGGTGCCATCATCAGGCACTGCAACTGCAGGGGCAACAATTGTTAACCCTGAACTTATAATAGGTACCCCTACTGCACTAATGGGTGATGTTGTATCAATATTTGATACAACCATTGTCCAGGTAGCAAAACCCCGTGTGGTAGAGAATGTAGAATAAATGGGAACACTTGAACCCTCAGTTCCATCAAAAAGTCGATACCACAATTTAATGTGGGCATCACTTGTGCCACTACCCCACGTAGTAGTATTTATTAAAGTCCATCCTGCCGGGTTTGCAGTTAATCCAGCAGTCGGGTCATCAACTGTGTAAATTGCTAAAACCCAATCCCCTGAAACTGCGGTAGTAGGTAAAGTCATATTAAAGGCGACAGTGGGGCTAATTGGTTGGGAAGCTGTAGTAACTGTAATATCGTTAAAAGAAATATCACCTCCTCCACCTCCAACTGGAATATTACCTATACTAGCAATACTACTTCTTGCGATATTATCTATTGAAGTTATGGATGCCCAATTAATATTTTGGTATTTAGCTATTGCCATTATGTTGTTTCAATATATTCCTGTGATGGGTTAAAGTATATCTTCCCTGTTGCTACCTGATGTCCCATTATTCGAGAAAAAGCACCTCCCGAAGGTTGGGCATCTGTAACTGTAGCATTTGCAGCACCATATAATTCAGCACCTACAGTAAATGTATATGTTGCATCTTTAATAAATCCTCTTAAACATATTTTAGTAGCAGATACTGCAATTCCTAATATACCTTTAGTGCTAGCTAAGGCAGTATTATTATATCCTGTCCAAACACCACTACTATTTAAATAATGTATTCTACCAACAGTAAGTCCACTAGCAGTGCCAAAATCAGCTATTTCACCTGAATAATTGTGTGAAATTGGGTCGCCATATGTAAAATCTAATCTTATTGTATTACTAGTTCTAGTAAGAAGATTTTCAGCATCTAAGAGATTAGTAGCTGTATTGTATTCTAAATTTGTTTCACCTGTAATTGTATCAGCATCACTGAAAAATGCAATATAACTACTAGCAGGTGTGCCTGATGTATCAACATAACCCGCAGCATTAATCGTAGCAATATCAGCAGTATTTGTTGCTATGTTTGATGTGTTAGTAGCAATATTTGCTGAGTTAGTATTAACACTACCATCTAATAAAGAAATATCACTACTATTGGTTGCAATATTACCGGCATTATTTGAAATATTAGTAACGTTAGTTGCTATATTCGTTACATTAGTGGCTATATTCGAAGCGTTCGTAGTAACCGGCGTATCATCGTATCCCTCAACGTTAATTGTGTTACTACCATTATCTGTAATAGTAATATTTTGAGTTCCTGTTAATAATAATGCCCCTGTTAAACTATTTAGTGTAGATACCCCAACATTATCTGTTAAACCTATTACGCTTACACCTGTAAAGTCAACGGTAGTAGCAGTTTGAAAGTCTACTACTGTTGATGAAAATTTAATAGGCATAGGTGCCCCTAAACCATCACTTAATTGTTTTAAACTACCAAACCCGCTTGTATTATCACCTATTTTAATAAGCGATTCATAAGTTGATGCTACTGTATTTCCTGTTAATTGTGCCATTTATTTTTAGTAATTTAGGGGTATTATACAATCACATTCTCCATAACAATTTCTACATCCTCTACTATCAGGCATTACAATACCACTATTATAAGGACTTCTTGGATTAGGCATCATACCATCACTACCTGGTTGTGTGTAATCGGGGAATTCAGTTGAATTGTCACAAATATATTCTTGAGTTCTAGTCATATAAAATTGTGCTGTATCTAACACATTTTCTCTCAAATACTTCATCTCATCAAATCCTGTGTTAAGTGATTCTTCACTACTTGGATTCAATATAGATTTATTTTTAAACTTATAATTAAGAGTAGGTATTGCTAAATACAATGAATAATTTGCAATAGCAGGAGAAATATAATCTTCTATAAGTGTTGTTTCTGCTGCTGTTAATGTAGATGCTGACACTGCTGTTTTAAGCGATTGGAAAAACTTAGTTCCCAAAATATCTTGTAGATATATGTCCTGTGCCTGAACAACATACGGCATCAAATCATCTGGTTCGACATTGTCGTGAACAGCAGTTAATGATTTGAGTCTTGCCTCGCTTATGAATAATACGTTTGCCATTATACTTCTCCTTCTAGTGTTTTATCAAAATCTAATTTTGCGGGTTCAATTACAACAGGCAGGCTTAATCCTAAGCCGTTAGTCATCTTTTGGAAGGCTTTATTTAAAACCTTTTGAATAGGTGCTATTACAGTGGATAGGAAGTGTGTGTATGCTACTTCTAATTCATCTGCATTATTTCCTAAACCTCCTCCATCTCTAATACCCACTAACATTGGAGATGTAATCCTGTGTGCTGTTAAAATTCTGCTAGTAATTCTTTCTTCTAATACGATGTAATAATCATCATTAGGTGAATCAACTGCATTTATTTGTGGTGCTAATTCAGCCCCATCACTAAAACTTAAAAATATTCTACCTGCATTGTTTTCACTTGAAAATGAATCAACTAAGTCGCGATACATGCTTCTTTGTTCATCAGGTGAGGGCATACCATTTGGCATGTTAATAAATAAAGATGGAGACATCCCATTGCTGATGTTAGCGTTGTGAAATCTAGAAATTCTAGCATCTAATTCAATATCATTAACAGCACCCATATAACTTGGAAGAGGGTATACTTCTAATCCTGGAGAATAATTAAAGTTATAAAATATTTGGGATGCATTGTCTCCTTTGTTATCTGTCATAGAATATGCAGCATATCGTGTTGGGGGATATTTTCTTACATTCTCCCAATTAACACTATAGTAATATTCATCAACTTTATCGTCTTCATTCAATTTTCCGGAACGGATGTTAGCCATAGGTAAGTGATATAATTCTACAATTTTATCACCTGCCCTGTTCCAAATTGGATTTAAGGCAAAACCCCCAAACACAAGATAATCTAAAGTTGCTTTTTCATACACTTCATCTAATGTTTCACCATTTGGGTTAACAATATCACCGCCCATAATGCGTATTCCCTCGCCTATAGTCGCATCCAATTTAGCCTGCACGGCAGTATTGTGAATTGCAGAGGTATTCAGTAATTCAACGAGTTTTACAGGAAATAAATTACGTGTCCCAAAATTAACCCAATCCTTACCTCGTACTTCTTTAAACTCTGGTAAGTTAATAGCTTCGAGATTGATAACGTGAATCAGTTTCTCTAAATCTTTTGCTTTATATTCTTTCTTCATCTAAAAAATGTATATTGTTCGTTTGTTTCATTACTGCTTGGAAATGATATTGTATCTGTGGGTTGACCTCTAAATTCAAAACCATTCGTTACTTTAGCTAACTGAATTGGTAATACTATTACATCACTGGTGTTATACATTTCTACATTATAATAACCACCAACATCCTCAGCCTGTAAATCTGTATTATCATATGACCAAGAAAAGGAAAACCAATTTGCTTCGTTGCTATCTTCTGTTAAAGGAAAATAAGGATTAACACCAGAAATATCATCACCATTTAAAATATATTTATTATTATACTTACTATACAGCTTCATATACGAAAATGTTTCAGCCGGCCTTGTGCCTTGAAAATATATAACTCCGGTAGTATTTGATAAATCTATTAACATTGCATGTAATTTACGGAATTAAATATAAAATGGACGAAGATTGTATAAAAAAGGGGGAACTTGCGTTCCCCCGATTTCTTATATATAGTTTGGATTACACTGTGATTCCTGAAACCTCCAACATCGGTGTGTTGTCAATTCCTGTGAATTCCATTGTCATTCCATTTCTGTCTCCATAAGCTGTGCCTGTTTCTTCAGTTGAAGCTGAAGCTACTGCACCTCTATCATTACCAACCATCCAGAACTTGCCGTTGTTGTCTTTTACTAAGACTAACAACTTAGCAGAAACTGCTAATTCATAAAGTTCATCCAGTTTGGCACCATCGAGTTTGTTGAATACTGTTGAAGCAACTGAGGTAAAGAATACAGTTCCATTTTCATCACTGAAAGTTCCTGTTTCTGTTAATGCCCCTGTTTGCTTAACACATTCATACTTTTCCATCGCGGTTAAGGTTACGTCTAATGGTGTCCCATCAAGGGAAACACCCGCAACAGCAACTACCCCTAGTGTTGGGGTAGTAACTGTTAAAGACGTACCAACATTCGCGATATAAACAGCCTCGATACCACCTACATTGTCTCGGCAATCTAAAGCGATTCCGACTAGTGTTGTACAATTATTTGCCATATTTTCTAGTGTTTTAGGTGGTTAATAAATTATGCTTGTGCCCGTGTTAAGTTAGCACCTACTACGAGGTCAGGTTGAACAACTGCCATACCGATTGCCCACTTCATAGTAGCACGGATTTGGTCGTTGTCTAATGAATACCACAATCTAAATTCTTCGAAATCTCCTGTTAAGTCAGTTCCTAAGATGATGTTAGAAGCACGAGTCATAAATCGAGTATTCAAACCGTTTGTTTGGTCTTTAATACCCGCTGAAGCTACAACACGAACGTTTGTTCCAGGGATATACAAATTCTCCAAATCGGGTGCGATGTGGTAGTAGTTGCCTTGGGTTACTCCTAATGCTAGTGCTTTGTAGTCTCCAACTGAAACTATCATAATCAAATCATCTGCAATAGAAACTTCTCCTGGGAGTGCTTCATACAATTCTTGTGATTGTGATACTGAGTTAGCTGATGTCCAAGAAGCAGAAGCCGCGGATACCACTCTACCATTTGCTATAGTAGCAGATGCTGAGATAGGCTGTTGGATACCATCACAACCGAGGGCTGTTGACCCTGTGATGATGTATTTTTCGTTGTAGTTCTGCAGTTTCTCAACAAAATAGTTAGCGAATACAGCTTCTTCAGGAAGAGATTCACTTGAACCAAATTGTCCTGCTGCTAATGATTTAGCCAAGAAGGTATCACGTAATGCCTGAGGGCAGAATTCGTGTTGAACTTTTGGATGAGAGATACACATATCAACCTGAGAGATTGAAGCTGTGTTGTCGGCATTCCATCCACAAACGTTTCCATCTTGAACATTGAAAGTATCTTCCAATAATGGGATTGCGACTGAATTACCTTTTAATCCCGCACGTACGTCTACGTAAGTTGCGAGTTTTGTGCCGAGTACGGCTTTCGAGATGAGTTCAAATGATGTCTCATCTACATACTGAGTTAAGGCTGATAGGTTAAATCCTAAGCCATCTGCTGGTGCTGCCATGTTAATTATTTTTTATAGGGGTTATGTTTTGTTGTTTCCTTACGGAATTGTAAAATCTTATCGAATCTCGCATTTTGAAAATCAGCTTCACTTTGTTTTACTTCGTTTAAGTTATTAGTGATTTTTTTACCTGCGGGTTCGTTGCTAAATGCTTCGAATGCGTGATTCGTTGCTTTTAAGCCCTCTTCAATAGTCTCGATTTTACTTGAAAGA